AAAGTAACGGATAGCGGTTGGCGACTTAGTAAAGGTAGATCAAAAAGAAAAATAGACGGCGCTATAGCTATGGTAATAATGTTAGATAGGATAACTGCGCCGGTAGTTGATGACGAGCCACCGGTAGCTATAATTAATTTATGAATAAAAATAATATGACAACACTTACCGAAGTATTAGGCGCCGGACTTATAATTTACGGTGTATATACATTTAGTATCGGTTTAGCTTTAATAGTGGCCGGTGCGTTTTGCATAGTAGGAAGTTATTTAATCAGTAGATGAGTTTTTTTAATCGTGAAAACAGGGACGCAGCCTTAGGCAATTTAGCCGACCTACTTAATTTAAGAGAGGGCGGTCTATATAATTATACGGGCGAAAAAGTAAACGAGTTAAGCGCGTTAGGTATAAGCGCGGTATTAAGTGCTATAAGTTTAATAGCCGATAGTATATCTATATTACCTATAAAAACTATTAGATATGAGGGCGATAAGAAAGTTTTTACCGAAAAACCAAAGTTTTTAGAGCAACCTAACGCTAACCAATCTATTTTTGAAGTTATACACCAAATTATTACTAGCTTACTTATGCACGGTAATTCATTTTTATTAATAGATAAAGATAGACAGGGCAGGCCTATAGCTATGACGCCTATACATACCGATAGGGTTGTAGTAGAGATGAAAAACGGAATTAAAACTTATACTATAGGTACTAAAGCTAATAAAAGAGTTTTAACCGACGAAAATATAATTCACTTTAAATGGTTTAGCTATCCGGGACAACTAGTAGGCGTAAGTCCGCTACGCGTTAACGGTAATACTTACGGTTTAGCTTTAGCTATGGAAAGACACATAAGCCAATTTTATGGACAAGGCGGTACGCCTAGTAGCATTTTAGAAACCGATAGAGATTTAACTAGCGAGCAAGCAAAGTTTTTGCAAGAAAATTGGCAACTTAATCATAATAGAAATAGAAAACCGGCCGTACTTACCGGCGGTTTAAAATGGAAATCTATTAGCGCGGGCGCGGGCGATGAATTAATTAATGCTAGAGAGCAAATCGTAAATGAAGTAGCGCGTATATTTAGGGTACCGGCTCATTTAATAAATAGTAAAGACGGTAGCAACGTTTATAGCAATATAGAAAGCAACGGGTTAGCTTTTATTAGACATACCTTACTCCCTTATATACGTCGTATCGAGGACGGCCTAACTAAATTATTACCGGGTAAGCAATTAGTAAAACTAGATACCGAAGAATACGCACGCGGGGATATGTTTAGTAGGGTACGTACTTACCAAGTAGCTATATCTAGTGGTTTAATGACACCTAACGAAGCTAGATATAGATTAGATTTAGAGCCTTACGAAAACGGCGATAACTTTTACTTAGGTTTACAGGGTGCGCCGGTTGATCCTGCTATCCCACCGTTAGGTAATGACGAACATAACCCTAAAAAAGATTTACTAAACCCGGAAGAAAATAATGATTAGCGAAAGCTTTACTATAGCACCCGATACGGCTACTAAAATATTAGATAGCCAAAACTTTGAGCAACATATTTATATCCATAATAACCACTCCAATAAAATGTATATAGGCGGAAGTAACGTAACGGCTAGTAACGGTTTACACTTAGATAATGGCGAGATGTTAGAAATAAGAATACCGCAAGATAATGAGCTATACGCTATAAGCGAAAGTACTTCGGGTGGTATTTCAGTTGTTAGACCTAGATAATGCCTTATTATATTTCAATGGAACACCCGGATTGTAAAGGTGGCCACGCCGTAGTAAAAGAGGAAAACGACGAATTAATTACCTGCCACGAAACACACGAGGACGCTGAAAAACACTTAACCGCACTTAATATAGCTATGGCCGAAGAAGAAAAAAGCGTTGATCAAGATTTAGAAACCCGCCAAGTAGATTTAACCGCACCCGCTTTTATGAAAAAGAATATGCAACGCGGGTTAGATAATTTAAACCGTGCTGGCGACGGGTTAACACCTAAAACTATACGCGACGCTAGAAGTATTATTAGTAGCGGTAAAGTAAGTCCGGCTAAAGCAAAACTTATGTACGCGTGGCACCAAAGACATTTAAGCGATCTAAAAAGAGAAAAAAGCAACCCTAACGATAGCGATACGTGGCGCGCTAGCGATGTAGCGTTTTTATTATGGGGTAGTAATCCGTGGACGGCACCTACGCAAGCGGGCGATTGGGCTAAAAGAAAAATAGACCAATTAGAAAAAGAGGGTCGCGTATCTAATTTTTATGACAATAGAGATAAGGCTATGTCAAGCACCATTAATATATTAAATAATAAGGTTAGGATAAATAACGTGAATAAAGAAAAAGAAAATCGTAGCTTTAATTTAGCTAACGTAGAAATTAGAGAAAAAAACGAGGGCGAACTAACTTATAGCTTTAGCGGTTACGCTAGCGTTTTTAATAAACCGTATGGCGTAAGAGATAGTAAAGGTACTTACACCGAAACCATTAAACCCGGAGCATTTAAAAAGACTTTACAAGAACAAGATGATGTTAGATTTTTAATTAATCACGACGGTATACCTCTAGCACGTAGTAGTAGCGGTACTTTAAAACTTGAAGAAGATGATTACGGATTATTCGTTGAATGCGAGCTTGATCCCTCTAACCCTAAAGTTGCTGAAGTTGCTAGCGCTATGAAACGTGGCGACCTTAACGAGATGTCTTTTGCTTTTGCAGCCGTACGCGATGATTTTAACGGCGAAACAAGGGACGTTCAAGAAGTTAGATTATTTGACGTAAGCGTAGTAACTTACCCGGCTAATAGTTACGCCGGCGCTACTTTAAGAGGTTTAGATATTTCCGAAAACCTTAAAGAATTAGTTGAAAGTAGAAGTGGCGAAAAAGCAGTTGAAGTTTTAGAGCAAATTATTAACCAACTAGATAAACCTAGCGAGGAAAATGAGCGCTCTAAAAGTAACCCTAAATTAGAAGTCTTAAAAATTAAGATGAAAAAAGACGGGTTACTCTAAGACGTAACGCCGGGATAAAACCCACCTTACGCATAAGTACAAGCAAAATTAATTACATAAAGGAATTAAATTGAAAAAATTAATTGAGTTAAGGGACGCAAAGTCAGAAGAACTTAATGGTTTAGTTTCCGAAATGGAAGAAATGGACGCAGGCGAGGAACTCGACGCTAAGTTAGAGCGATCAAATGCTTTAGTTTCCGAAATTAAAGACCTAGACGAAAAAATTAAGGCCGACGCTGATATGCGCGCAACCCTTAAAGAAGTTGAGGAAAGCAGAAAATCTTTAGATATTAAAGACGAAGACATTTCCGAAACTCGTATGGAAGTTAAAGAGCCTGATATGTATCGTAAAGGTGGGGAAAACTCATTTTTCGCTGATATGTACCAAGCTAAATTTAATAGCGACTACGACGCTCAAAAAAGATTATCCGACCACCAAGAATTCTCTAAAAGAGATGTTGGTACCGGTGCTTTTACAGGTTTAGTCGTACCGCAGTACCTAGTTGAAGATTACGCACCACTTGCAAGAGCGGGCGCTAATTTTTATAACGCAGTACCAAAAAGAGATTTACCTGCTTTTGGAAATAAAGTAGAGATTTCAAGAATTACTACTGGATCAAGCGCTGCAGAACAAGCAAGCGAAAATTCAGCAGTTAGTGAAACAAATATGGACGACACATTATTAACAGTTAACGTTGATACTATCGCCGGCCAACAAGATGTTTCAAAGCAAGCACTCGATAGGGGCGGGCAACCGGGCTTTAACCTTGAAGATATTATCTTTCAAGATTTAGCTGCTGCTTACTACACAAAACTTGATAATTTACTACTTAACGGTTCCGGGTCATCCGGACAACCTTTAGGTCTTACTTCAGTTTCCGGAGTTAACTCCGTAGCATATACTGACGCAAGTCCTACCGTTGCAGAATTTATGCCTAAATTGGCAGACGCAATTCAGCAAGTAAATTCAAATAGATTTGCACCTGCTACTGCAATTATTATGCACCCTAGACGTTGGGGTTTCTTAACTGCAGGAGTAGATAGCTCAAATAGACCACTAGTACTACCTAACGGTAACGCACCGCAAAACGCTTACGGCGTTGGCGATGCTGCTAAGTACGGAGTAGTTGGCGAGCTATTAGGCGTACCGGTAATTACCGACGCTAACGTTGCAACTAACTTTGGTGCAGGCACTAACCAAGACGAAGTCTATATCGTTAGAGCCGAAGACCATATTTTATTCGAGCAAGATGTCTTTACAGCTAAGTTTGAAGAAACAAACGCAGGATCACTTACTACTAAGTTAGTGGTTTACGGTTATGTTGCTTTTGCTAGCGGTAGATACCCTGCTGGAATTTCCGTAATTGGCGGAACAGGATTGGTTACACCAACC